CAGTAGTCGGGCATCTGTTCAGGGGGTGTGCCGTCGCAGTAGAAAAAGCCGCTCTGATACGTTGCCGCGACGGGCTTGCAGTGAAGGGGGTTGTCGGGTTGCGGGTAGAGCGTTATCCGGGCTCCGTCTTGGAGTGAGGAAAAGTCGGTTCTCTGTGCCATGTGATCAGTCTCCTGGGTGTTGTTCTGCTTGGTCGTGAGTGGTGGGCGCGCGCGAGCGCCCTAGGGTGCTGTCAATCAATCGCTCTGGAGTAGTCCATGCGGACTCCTGGGACTTGGTCTAGCGCGATCCAACGAATGATGGCTTCGGCGTCCGTGTTGCTTAGGCCAGAGAGTTGAGCCAGGGCGGCCGCGGCGGCGCGGTTGGTGGCGCGCTTCTGCTCGCGGTCGACCAAGGGAGCGGGCGTGTCAGCGGGTGCTGATTGGGCTTCGTCCTTGGCGGCGGCTTCCGCTTCCGCGCGCGCTTTCGCGACGGCGGCGGCTTGTTGCTGGGCCGCGCGCTGGCGCTCCTCCTCGATCTTCAGGCGGGCTTGTTCTTCGGCATCGCGGCGCGCCTTGGCGGCGGCTTCCTCGGCCATTGTCTTGGCGTACAGTTCCCGCTCGCGCTGGCGCTCGGCTTCCTCCTCGGCCTTGATCCGCGCGCGCTCCTCCTCCACTTGGAGACGGCGCTTCTCGCATTGGCCCAGCCGATAGAGCGTCGCATCTCTGATCGATTGAGCTTCGGCTAGACGATCCCCAAGTGCGGGGTCTAGCTCGATGCGTTCGATGCGCTCGATTTCCGCGCGGATCTCTGCAAGCTCGGTGTGCTCCGGGTCAATCTCCTGGGCCAACTGATGTTGGTCTTGCCAGTCACGGATGGCGCGGAGTTCAGCCTGTTGGCGCGCGGCTTCCGCTTCTTCGAGTTCAGTTAGGGGCCGGCGAACCTCGCCTTTGAGCGCGTCCAGGCGCTCGCGAACGGTGCGGCGCTGGGCGTCGACAGCGCCAGCCTTTTTCTTGAGGTCAGCAACAAGGTCTTTCCCCAACTGGTCTAGGTAGGTCTTGCTGCGAGCGACCCTGTTCGCCAGGGAGGCAATTTCCTTGCGGCCTTTGGCTGTACTGACATCGAGTACGACGGCGCGGGCGTGCGTCTCGATTTCCTGAAGGACTTCCTCTAAGGCCGTACCGTCCGGCTGGAACACGTCGGTTCCTGAAATCTGAATCAGCTTGGCGGGGAGTGTTGAGGTGGCGGCCATTATTGGGGCTCCGTTATTCGACAGGGGTTGATTGGAGGTTAGTGAGTGCGCCATTGAGGCGGGCGCGGATGGCGCCCGTCATCGAGGCGGTTTCCTGCAGTCCAATAGCGCGTTCTTCGCGCTCGATTGACTGGAGGTACGCGAGGACTTCGGTGGCGACGGTAATCAGCTTCTGAAGGGCGGGGCTGGGTGGTGTTGTGGTTGTGGCGTTTGGCATGGTGATCTCCGGCAGCAGTGGGTAAGGGGCTGCGCCCGTCCTTGGGCATGGGGTTGGTTCGTGACTAGACGCGAAGGAGGCCGTCTACCATTTCCGGCGCGAAAACACGGATGCATCCCTCGTTTGGCAGGCGCTCAATCGTGTAAACCCGAGTCCAGAACATGCAATCGTGCTGGAGACAAGGGCGCGGCTCGCCGTCTTTGCCGACTGGCAGCAGGGGGCATATCTTTGGTTTGTGGTGTTCCGACATTGTTCTGATCTCCGTCAATAGTGGGTGGCTTGTGGTGCCCGTCCCTGGGCTGATGGAAGGGGCGTTGAGCTAGGCGGCTTCGCGCTGCATGGCGTCGGCGATCTCGCTCTGGTACTGAGCGCAGTAGGGCGCGACTTCGCAGTAGTCCTGACACCGGATCGGCTCACCCGCGCGGTGCTCGATAAAGGTGCTGGGGTTCTCGGCGGCGAACGCGGCGGCTTGCTGCTTGCAGTCGAACACCCGCACAGCGGTTTTGCGGCCAGGCTTGCGAACGGCCCACTTCTCTCCGCGAACCCAACGCTCATTGTCGCTGCACAAGGGGAGCGGCTCGCTCTTGCTTTCAGCCTGTTCGGCCGCTTGATGAAGCTTGACCCTGCCGGCCACGTAGTTACTGGCAACAATCGCTGGCCAGACCGGCACTTCGAGAACAACGACGGGCTTGTCGGGCATCCCTCCGCCCTTGCGGGCGCGGCCCTTGCTCCAGTCACGAAGGATCGCCACCACTTCGAGCCGGTCCACTGAGAAGCCGTTCTCTCTGGACAGCCAAGCCAGCACGTTGAGTTGTGCTATCCAGACGTCTTTCGCGCCATCCATGACAGACCAACAACTCGTGACCTTGTAGTCCTGCAGGATGCGGACATTTGTCCGTTGCCCGGTCTCGGGGTCTTCCTCGATCTCGGTCAACAGGGCCATGCGGTCAAACTGGCCGCTAATGTCCCATCCGCCAACGCGGGCGAATAAGCGATCCTCTGTCAGTGCGACCGTGTCCGCGCGCTCAAGTATCGTGTGGACGGACTGACCGAGCAGCGCCCAAATGCGGTCGGCCGCATCCTCCTGGAGTGAGTCTTTGTGTCGCATACGTAGGATGCGCTGCTGGGGAGGGCCGATAAGCTGAGTACAGCTGATATCCCCGGTCTTGCCGTGGGGGTAGGGGTCATTCCGGACTGCGGCGACTATCGATTCGGGAAGGTTGGCGTGATTAGTGACGTGCATTGTTTGTCTCCAGAGTGGTGGCCGTGAATGGCCAGGTTGATCCGTGAAAGGCCGGGTTTGTGTGAGCCTGACTGAACGCGTCAAGAACTCCATCCGCTAGACTCATTAACTGGTCGAGCCGGGCGGCGAGGTCAGGACGCCCGACGGCTTCGAGGGCCATGCCGAGCTCGCCGCAAGTGGTGCTGTGGCTGATGCCGTTCTGCCCCCAATAAAGGGCGGCGCGAAGTGGGTCTGTGATGGGGCGCGTCATGGCTTGGGCTCCTGGGGCTGTGACTCGTTGGCGATTGCCGCGAGCTGGGGCAGGTGCCCAATCAACTGGCGCAGTTGCAGGGCGGAAAGCTCCGGGATACGGGGCGTCCCGAAAGCGCGCTCTAGCCAGCTTTCAAGGCGCTCGGCATGGGCAGTTAGGCCAAGACGTTCGATCTCATTAAGGGCGCGTTGCCGCAGTTGGGCGATGTCTTCCTGGGGCGGCTGCTGCTGGCCAGGCTGGCGGCGCGGGGGGGCGCTGGTGCGCTGGTTCGAGCGGGGCGCTGACTGAGGGGGCGGGACTGGTCGGCTTTCATCGTCAGCGGTGACGATCCCCAAGGCCGCGGTCAGGGCGTACCGGCGCCCATAGGACAACGAAGATCCGATCTCTTGAGCCTGGGACATGCGCCCTTCTGAAGCGACAGGGATCGGGAACGAGGCGGATTGCGAGTGACCGCCGCAGTGATGGACAGCGCAGGTCACCAGCAAGCCGCCGGGGTGCGGGGCGGTGTCGAAGGTGACGGATAGGCCATTGGCCGAAAGCGTCGGGCCTATCGCCTTCAGGATGTCTTGCAGGTTGGCGTAGGCATAGCTGAATCTGCCGCCTTTCTTCGATACGACCTCGGCGATGCGCGACTTGGGAATTGCCGGGATGTCGCGTTGAAACTGCGCCAGCGCGGCGGAGAAGTCCTCGCGGGCGCGTTCTGCACGAAGCTGCTCGCGCATGGCAAGCAACCGCTCAAGCGATTCAACGCTTACGTTATGCTCGATCGCGCTTGCAATCAGTCGCTCCGGGTCGAGCGCCACGACGTTGGTGGGCTGCTGGGTCTTGAGTGCTGTAGTGGCCATTAGTTGTCCTCCATAGCCAATGGGTTGTATCCCTGGGCGCAGGTGCGCGCCAGGGGCGGTTGATGGGGCGCTTACTTCTCTTGCGCTTGCCGCAAGAGCTGCCGCAAAGCGGCCGCCCGCTCAAAGGTCGCTTCCCAGTCGGGCTCGTCTTCGGTCATCAGAGCTTTGTGCTCCAATCCGTTGATGCCGGCCATGATCTCGTCATATCCGACGATGCCACACCAGTCGGTAGGGGCGAGATTGATAGCCAGTAGGATGATGGCTAGATCCTCATCCGTGCCGTCGCCGCGCGCGATCTTGTCCAGTGCGAGGGCGGCCGGGACCATGGATGCGTGGATAGCGACGCTCCTGGTCGAAACAGGGTTCTTGCTCATGGGGCGGTGCTCCGGGGTTGGGGTTGCGCCATCCTTGGCTAGGGGGGTTTAGGTGCTAGTGGTTACTGGGCAGGGAGGGAGTATTCGCGGTTGAGCGTTATCATGCCGGCGGTGATCTGCACTCGGGCGGTCAGGCGCTCGGTCTTGGCGTCGCACTCGTCGCACTCCCAGATGTGGCGGAACGGCTGGACTTCGGCGCTTTCCCCGGCCCCGCGGTCAAAGGCGGCTGCCGTACGGATCGCGCAAAACGCGCTGTATTGATTAGCGGTCAGCGCTTCACCCGGTAGGGTGTAGTGGTCTATGTCCCCTTCTTCCATGCATGCATCCAAGTGTTCGAGCTCCGAATCGTCCAGCAAGGCAAACCGCTCGAAGCGATCTAGCGACTGGAACAGATGGCATGCCATAGACTCGAGGATTTCATCCTCGGGCAAGAATCCGTCCTCCCAACGGCCCTTGTCGTTGCTGCTCATGTGGTCTTGTACCCAACGGCCAAGCTGGGCAACGCGCTCTTGCTTGCGCTGCTCCTCCTCGGCGGCGGACTGCCGCCGGGCTGCTTCGATCCGCTCTTTCTCGGCGGCGAGCTGGACGCGGGCGGCGGCGAGCTTGTCTGATAGCGATTCCTCCAGGTGCTTGATCTGCTCGCTCCCGAACCGTCGCCATTGATGAGCGTCATTAGATGGGAGCTCGACAATCCGCGTTGAAAAGAGACCGGAATCTGGACGGATGAAGCGCTCAACCGGGAGCTCACGAGCCCAAGCCAGATAGTTGAAGAAGTCTTGGGATTGATCGCGCTCTTGCTGGGCGCGCAACGCGGCCGCTGCTTGGGTCGCTTCGGCGCGCCAATCCAGCCACGCGATCGGGTCCGGCGCGCCGGTCTTCGGCGGCGGGCATGTCTTGCGGACCTCCATTGGTATGTCGAGGACCGAATCGAGGGCCGCCACGTCATGAGTCGATTGTGGCGTGGCGACCAAGGTGGCGCGCTGGGCGGGCGAAAGATCCGCGACCGGCAGGTTGACAGTCACCTGGCCGTGCTGCTCGTTGCCAGCGAGGATTGCTTGCTCTCGATCAACTGTGATCCTGACTCTCATGTGTTTAGCCTCTTGAGTGAGGGCGCGACCGGAGCGGCCGCGCCTTGGGTTGGTGCGCTGATGCGCGGATTAACGCTTATGACCCCCTGGCGTGGCGGGGGCGAAAATGAAACCCTGGGACCACAAGCCAGAGCGGGAACACTGCTGCCAACTGCCAGCAACAGGGAGGGCGGGGAGCGGGGAGCCAGCCAGCGCGCCCACAGGGAAGACGACGACAGGAAGCCCGAGCAAAGCGGCTGCGGCGACACTGGACCAAGTGCCGGAGCCACACGAACGCCACGAGCCAGAGCCGTGCCACTGGCGAGGCGGCAGGGCACTGGGAAACGCGGCGAGCAAGGAGCCTTGGCCCTGGGCGGCCGTGAACTGGACGGCGGCGAGCGACCGACGCGCCAGACGCGCCCGAAGCGGCAGAGCCAGCGAGCCACCAGCGCGCCAATGGACAACTGCGCCAGAGCGCGGGGCGGACATGACCACGGGCCAAGCTGATGCCGTGCCGGCAAACCCGACGCCCGACGCGCCGCCGACAGCGAATACATGGACGGACGCGCTGGGGTTGGCGAGTGCAGCGGAAAGCGCGGACTGATCCGCGCCAACTGCGCAACCGGTGACGACCGACCGACCGGCACGGATGGCGGCGGCGGTGACTTGGGCCACGACGGCCGAGCCAGGGGCCGGCAGCGCGCGGCTGCCGGCGAACATTGCAGCGGGGGCCATTAGACAGCCACCCATTGAGCGCGGAGGAGCGCGCGCGCTTGCGCTGCGCGCATGCCACGAGGCAGGTGGACTTTGCACGCCCACGGGGGACATTGCAGATGGAGCGGCGAGCCTGGACGCCATATGGCGCAGGCTGAGCCAGGCTTAACATCAGACGCGAAACCGGCCGCGAGAGCAGCGCGCTGGTACATATAAGCGCGTTCTTGCGTGCGCGCCGGGAGGAAAAGCGCGGGCGCGTTGGGGCGATGCCCAGCGGATGGGGCGCGCCACGCCCAAACGGAACCAGCGCGATGCTGGCGGAAAATAACCCGGCCGCGATGGCGGGCGGGAGCGGAGCCGAAAGTTGCGGCAAGTGCGACCATGAGAACCCCCGAAAAAACAGAACCAAAAGAACAACCTACACTTATATTATAGCAGCCCGGCTATATTTTGGGGCCGAAAACCCATAGGATGTATTTATGCCAGGCGGCGAAAGAGGGGCGATACCCTATAGGTTGAGAGCAGGGGTGTTTCACGTGGAACAAGGGGGGGGAGGGTGTGCAGCGCGCGCGGGAGCGCGCGCTGGACGCGAACGCGCCCTGGGGAGCGCGGAAACAGAGGGGCTTGACAGGGAGCGGCGGCGGCGATACGCGCCCCATTGAAGGCCGATAGCGACCGGTAGGCGACAGCGACCGGTAGGCGACGAAGCACGAGGAAGGCGGCTAGTAGCGGGCGGCGCGCTATTCGCGCGCTGCCGACAAGCGGGCGGTAGCTGCGCGGCGCGCTATTTGCGCGCGGCGCGGCACGAAGCACGAGTGAGCCGGCGCGCTATTTGCGCGCGGGCTGTGATGCGCGCGGTAGCGATGCCGCGCGCTATTCGCGCGGGGCATGGCCGAACCATGCCGCACTGAAGGGCGGGCAAGGAGCGGCTGGAGCTGGGAGCCGCCACCAATGAGAGCAGCCGCCGTTTAGGCACAACGCACTTATGCACTGGCGCGGTTGTTGCCGCTGGGGCTAGCTATTAAGCCCAAAGCTTGCAAGAACCGTGACAGTGTATAAGTGCTCTTTTCCAAGCCTGTGGGAAGGCCACCATGCGCAAGCATCGAGCGGGGGCGGTTGGCCTTGCCCGCGACGAGCGCCACCCGGAGCGCGTGTGAGGGAGCGCCGGAGCTGGCCGAGGAACGAGGCGAGCGGAGGCCGACCGAGCCGCGCGGAGTGGTGGCCGAGGAGCGGGCTTCCGAACCTGACCGAACCAACTTAGCGCGCGTGCTGGAGCGCTGGAGCCTGGGGCGCGTTGTTTGCGCGCCAGGCGGAAGCGCGGAAGCGCCGCGCGGTGCTGGGGTCGTGCGCCAAGCCTGGGAGCTGCCGCCCTTGCGCCGACGAGTCCCGCCCGGAGCGCGAGTGGTGGAGTGCCGTAGGCGTGCGAGGAACGAGCAGGCCGGAGGCACGGAACCGCCGCGCGGAGTGGCGGGCGAGGAGGCGCGCTGCGAGCCAGACGGGCCGAATGAGCGCGCGTGCAGGGCGGAGGAGCGCGGGGGCGCTGCGTTTGCGCGCCCGTGCGGGGGAGCCCTGCGCCGCGCGGTGCTCGAGGTCGAGAGGGGCGCTTGACCGTGGCGCGGCCCGCGCGGCAGGAAGCCGCGCCGGACACCCCAGGGACGGCCGGAGGTCGGGGAGTCTGCCGAGGGTCGGGGTCGGCCACCAGAGCCCTGCAGCACTACCACGACCGCCGATCCGATGCCCTGCGAACGGGAGTGAGCAGGGCATCGGGAGGCGGCCTAGTGAAGCCGGAGTCGGCCAAAAAAGCCCGCAGCAACGGCGGACCCTGGCGTCGAGGGGAAGGAAAGCCCGAGCCTTGCGGCCCGGGCGACCTGCCTAGAAGGGGATATCCCCCTCATCGATATCTAGCTGGGCGGTGATCCATTCCTTGAAGTCTTCCCCGTCCAAAAGATCCCAAGAGTCCTCAAGCCACTCCGCCCGGTCGTAGCGTTCTGCAAACTCCGGGCAATTCTCCCGCGCGCTGTCGTGGTGGTGCTGAAGTTGGTCCATGTGAGCCTCCGCTTGGTTGCTGCGACGGCCGATCCGCCGCGTCCCGTTCTGGGCAGCGAATCACGGATTGTGCTGTCAAGGCCGGGGCCACGTCCGTTCGTCGGGCGCGCACTGAGCGGGCGGATAAGAGCGGGAGCGCTTGACCCGGCGCGCGGACTTGCTGGAAGCCAAGAGCGCGCCCGACGAACGGATGGGGTGGCCTTGACCGCTCAATCCGTGTCGCTACCCTGGGAGGGCGCGGTGGACGGCCAACTAACCAGCGCCAGGAGGGCGCGATTTGGCCATGGATGGCCCTCCGAGCCGGAGGCGAGTTTCGAATGCGACGGCTGGCGTGCGCGGCAGGACGCCGCGCTCGACAAACCAGGGATGGCGCAGCGATTCGGTAGCGCGCCCGGAGCGTTAGCGGAGCGCTGCGTGCGGTAGCCGGGTTCCCCCTCGGGGGTGGCGGCCGCCGGCACGCGGAAAGCCGCGCGGTGCTTGAGGTCGAGCGCGGAGGAGCGGGGCGAGACGGACTCGCGAGCCGGGGGCCGCCGGGGGGTCAAAGTCGGCCGTGACGCTGCGGAGGGTCTTCGTGCGCTGCTGCTGGAGTTGGCGGTCGAGTGCGGGGCTGGGAGCGCACGATGGCCCGGAGCAGCGGCACACAATGCCTTCTGCGTCGAGCGGGCGGACAAGTCTCAAACCAACAGGACGCTCAGGATGGAGGGGGGCTCTCAGTGGGTACTCTTTGCTCTCGCGAAGCAAAGTGGCTTGGGATCGGTGCGGTGTTTGAGTCGTGACGAGCAAGTCACCAAGGATCGCGAAGGAGAGCAGGCGCGTCCTTGATGGTCGAGCGCTGATTGCGATGTGGGAAATCGGCGAGAGTCTTTTCGGGATTGGTCGCGGGTTGGGCGTCGTGCTGGCGGGTCTGATTCACGGATGAGCGGTCGAGGCAGGGGAGTCGAGCCGGATCTTGTTCCAGAGTCTTTCCAGGGGGCTCGGTCGGCTGCGCTGGTCTGGTTCTGGGAGCCACAGGAGCAGCGGCAAGCGCGGGCTGGGGCGTCGCTAGATTTGCATCGCCAAGGTCGGCAGTTGGCGTCGAGCGCGAAGGGTTGGCGTCTCTGGAGTCTTTCTGAGGGCTGGCGAGATCGAGCAAGGTCTGTTTCAGGGGCGGCGGTGGTGGGATGTCCCTGGGCGTCGCCGGGCAAGCAGGGGTGCCGGATAGGGTGTCTTGAGAGCAGCCGCAAGGGCGGTCAGCTGGTTGCGAGTCTCTTTCAGTGCTGGCGGTTCCTCTGGGCGGTTCTTTTTCCAAAGTCTTTCCGGTTGATTGCTCCGTGATCGCAACCACGGAGGACGAGAGATCGGCGGGCAGCATCAGGGCAGGATCAGACGGCAGGGTGGGCGTCGAGGGAAGCAGGGCGGGCGGAGCCGGTGCCGGGATGGGAGGCGAGCCCGAATGCTCGGGAAGTCGAGCCGGCGGGCTGGGAGGTCGAGCTACCAGGAGTCGAGGTCGCGGTGCCGGCGGGCGTCTCCTCGCGCAGAACTGAGGAGGAACAGGGATGTCGGCGCGGGACGTCGAGCAGGGCAGCGGGCTAGGGCGTCGGCTGGGATGGCGGGTGCGGTGCAGGGTGCGAGGGCAAGCCGGGTCGAGCAGCAGGTGCCGGAGGTGGGACGTCGCGAGGGGAAGGCTGAGGGGCCAGCTTCGTCGGTTGGTCACTCCTCGCGCTGTTCATTCCTCACGCTGGCAGGGCGGAGGTCGAGCGGGAGCTGGGGGGAAGCCGGGGCCGAGCTGGTCAGGGCAGCGGCGGCGGGAAGGTCAGCGCGATACTAGGATGTCGGGCGGATGGTCGTCAAGGGCTGGTAGTCGAGCGGGCATCGAGAGCAGCGAGGTGCTGGTCGTGATCGAGGTCGAGCAGCCGGGGAGTTGCGGGCATTCCTGGGAGGTCATCTTCTGGGGCGATCCAAAAAAGGTCGGGGTGGCGCGAGTTGTTGAGGTGGGTGTGGGGACTGGTGATGAGTCGGGGCGGGTTGTCCTTGGGGGCGGATGCGATGGGGGTCCGGTAATCGAAAACAGCGCGGGGGTGGTCGGGCGGGCTGAATCCAGGGGCTCCCAGGTGCGTGGGCCCGCGGGCGCAGGTGGGCGGGCGTACGCATGCATGTGAGCATATGTATTAGTTCTAGTTCAGTTTTAACTCAAAATCAGCTTTTCCTAAGTAGTTGCCGCGAGGATGGGCGTGCTCGATCTCGATCTGTTCAGCTGATGTTCACAGAATTGGCAGAGCAGGTGCAGGGGGCGCGGCGCGGGTGGGGGTCGGGTGATCGGTTGTTGGGTGGTTGCTGTTGGTCGGTGGTCAGGTCGTTGGTCAGTTCTGGTCAGTTGGTTGATGGGGTGTTGGGTGTTGGATGGTGGGTGGTGGTGTGGTGGTTGGGGGTTGGTGGTCTGGTGGTTGGTGGTTGATGGTGTGGTGGTTGGTGGTTGGTTGGCCAGCCGGGCGGAGTCAGGCGGTTGGGGTTGGCCCGAAAAGATCGGGGTGGTTCTGGTTGGTATGGTCTGTTTGTGATGGTCCAAAATTGGGATAAAAGCATAACGGAATATTCAAAAAATGACTCCTAAACAATCCATAAGTAATCAATCATCATTCATCCCATAGATTGATCTATAAATGGGTTTCGGATTCGTCACAGTTTTCCATTGGTCGGATTTTGGTATTGAAAGGTCCGCGTTCGTTCCCGCTCCGGGTTCGGAGCTTAGCTTGTGCTCAGAGATCGATCTGGTGGCTGGCGCTTGGCTCGCGCTCAGTTCGCGCTTGCTGCGCACTCGGGAGCGGCGGACGGGCTCGGTTGGGCGCGCTTGCTGCGCACTCTGGATGCAGCGCCGTGGTCGTGCTGCTGTAGATCGTCAACTGCGCCTTGACGCGAAACGAATGGTGTGGTCTAGACTATGGGGACATTCATAAATGAAGGAGATTACTGATGGCACGGGTTAAGGGGCCGCTTTTCTCGATGGAAGCCTCGGGCGCTTACGGTGGCGCTCTGGTTTTCGCTCAACGCATGGGCAAGCCTGTTGTGCGCAAGCTCGTGACGCCTTCCAATCCGAACGCGGCAAGCCAAGAGACCAGCCGCAACCGGGTTCGCGTCTTCGGTGCGATTCAACGTTTCCTAAACCAAACCGCGCTTGTGGCGTCGGGCCAGACCGACACTGACAAGACCCGGATTGGCGCTGTCTGTCCGTCTGGCCAGCGCTGGAACTCCTACATCGTCGATCAGGGCGTCGGCTCTGGCGGTGTGAACTACACTGCTGCGGTCGCGGCTTGGGATTTGCTCGACGGGACTGCTCAAGGCGCTTGGGACACTGCGGCGGGCGCGCTGACTCCCGCGATCAATACCGTGAAGCAGACCGAGGCCGGCGGCGGTGAAATCACCCCGATGGAAGCTGGCAAGGTCTGGTTTATCGCGCAATACACTCTCTATCTGATGGGCTTAGCGCCGGTGCCGGGTGCTACTCCTCCTACCTATTCGTAAGCGGGGCAGGCATGGAGCCATTGAGAGCCGGGCAACCCCCGGCTCTTTTTCGTTGTGGAGGTCAAAGATGGCAAAAGTGAAAGGCCCGCTGATGAGCATGGAAGCCCACGGCACTTATGGGGGGCAGGTGCGTTTCCGTCGAGGTCCGGGCGGAGTTCACGTCTACACTGGAGGCGAGCCTCACAGCAAAGGGCCAAAGCGGGTCAGCGCTGCGCAGCAGGCCCAGCGTGACAGCTATCGGGCCGCTGTCGCGCAGTGGCGTGAGCTGTCGGAGTCGGCGCGGCTACTCTGGAGCCAGCGGGGGCGGGTGGCAGGATTGACCGCCTACGCGGCTTTCCTGAGCTTCACGCTCGGGGGAGGGAGTCTGATCGTCGATGCGACCATGTACCCAAGCGAGGGTGTCTCGGTCGGGCTCGAGGCTGCGGTGCTGGTCGAAGATCCAGGCGAAATCGCTATCGTCTGGTGAGTTGATCAGGGGTGGCTCTTGAGCCATTCCGAAATGAACAGGTTGTACCCTGTCCGGGAGGCTCTCTTAGCGCGCCGGATCCAAGGCGCGCGTTCTTCCGCGCTCATTCCCTGCCAGGCGGATACCGCATCCTGAAAGCGCGAGCGTCGAGCTACCTGGGCGTGACTCATTGCGTCTTGAATGGTGGCGCTTTGCCTGCGTACCTGAAGCTGGCGATTCCCCTCAACCCTGCCGTTCCCCAGGCCGATCCGCACGCGCTGAATGACGATGGTCGTTGGGTTTCCCTCGGTGTCGGTGGTGCCGAGCTTTCCTCGGATTTCCAAGCCTATTTGTGGCGCAGTGTTTGGCATCGTGGGTTACCAACTGTTTGTGACGAATGTCACTTGAAGATCGGCCGAGCAGTTCGCCCATAAACAGGTCGCGTGGTAGCGCCCGAAGGTGGCCATGGCCGATACATTGAGGCGAACAATGGGCCGGCGGCGCGAGAACGGCCGCTTGCGCAGAGCGGTCAGGTTGATCAACCAGTCGAACGAGACGGAATGGGACCAAGGCGAGGACTCAACCGGAACCGCCAAGTCGCGTTGGACGAGGGTTCGGTAGGCATATGGCATCGGCTTGATGGCCGGCTCGAATGGTGCCGCGTCTTCGCCGAATGACGCGCCGATTGCTGGGGCGAACCAAGTGACAGCGCCAAACCGAGAGGAGTCGGCTTGGATGGTGCCGGTCAGGTGGACAAGAAGCGGGCGAAAGCTGTCGGGCTGAAACAAGCTCGACAGGTCGTAGTAGAGCGCGCGCTGGCGAAACTCGGTGTCTCTAAACCAACCATCGCCATCAATGCCCGCGGTCCAGCCTGGTCGTTGGCCGCTGGGGCTCGGGTCGTAGTCGGACGAGGCGACGATGCTCGGGAAGCTGCACCACGTTGGTTTGATCTCGGCTGGGTCGTAGGGGTTGCTCGCGCGGTCGAAGTCGCGGACATGGGTTGGGTAACAGGTCTCGATCAGGTCTCGATCAGGGGTGTAGGTAACGAACTCGTCGCTACTGAAGTTGCGCGCAGTCAGCGCGGCAAGCATCTCGGCGCGGTAATTGGCTTTGAAGGCGCGGCTCCATCGACTGTACCGCTGTTCCGAGAAGTGACGCGCGACGGCTTGCATGTCGAAAGGGCGCGGGTAGGATGGGCCAGGAGCGGGGCGGCGGTTCAGCAGTGGATGGCCGGCGGCGCTGTCGTAGGGCTTCCCTGGCACGTTGTTGACTTTCAGAACTTGCGCCAGTGCATTTTCGACTTCTGGCGTGGGTGAGTAACCGGAGATCCTAGCCATGGTGCGAGTGGTCCTTGAGCCTTGCAATCATCCGTCGATTCGGCCCTGGTGCCTGCTCTGGCGTTGGTGGAAGCGCTGGCGGCGCAAGCAGCGCGAGAGCAGGATGCGAAGGGGTTAGGTCGCGGTGACGCGGTAGGGTCCGCTCGCGGCGGGTGCGTGGTTGTTCGTGGGGTCGGTGATCAGGAGCGAGAAAGCCCCGGTATAGTCGAGCGTGCCGGCTGCGGTGCCATCTGCCAGGGTCGTCAGCTCGAGCAAAAGGGCGCCGGTATCGACGGCATAGAAGCGGACGTCTAGCCCAGAGCGGTCGCCAGTTCCGACAACGGAAACAGAAACATTCTGGCTGCCTCCGGGACCGCCCTCTTCGCCGGTGCCGGTGCCGCCGGTATCGTCTCCGGGTTCTGAGCTTTGTTGCTGTATCGCAACGCCGCCGAGGTCCGACCATCCAAGAATAATCAGGTCAAGCATTGAATGCCTCCATTTGTGCGGCCATGGTTGGGGTGACTCGCTCAACTGCTTTATCCCACAGTCGCCGGGATGCTAATCGCATGCTCGAAACGGTCGTTGATCGAAAGCGTTTCGTTGCGCCGGCAATCGGTAGATGAACCCAGATACCGCTTTCGCAGAGAAGGCAGCACTGAACGTACTCCTCGAAGGTCGGCCAGCGCGGAAGCTCGCGCAGAGTCGGGCCTATCGCGGAACGGCGCATGATTTTGGCGTGCGTAACCTCGGGTGCATAGGTGAGTTGGCGTAAAGGGTTCCAGGGGCGTCCTTTGCGCTCGATGTCGGAATGCCCGTCAGGGTGCAAGTGGCGGGTGTCGGTGTAGACGCCAACTGCGTCCGGGCGTTGGTCAAGGATGTCGACAAGCGTTTTGATGATGCCTGGGGCAAGGATGTCGTCATCGTCCGCGAAACCGACATATTCGGCATTGCCTTGACGGAAGCCGCAAGCGCGAGCAGCGCCGATATTGCCGGGGAATCCGCCTACAACAAGGTGAACATTGCAGGGCTGTTGTTCCAGGCTGGCCAGGGTTTGCTTGAGCCAGGAGGCGGAACCGGAATAGCTGACGACATGGATATCAACGCGCGCGCCTGGTTTGGTTCTGCTCTCTATGTATGGACACTGTATCTGCTTCCGATTGTGCCAAAGCATCAGGGAATCAGTGTCGCGGTCGGTCAAATGTTCGCGAGTAATGGCGGCTTCAATCTGGCGATTGATCGCGCGCTGTCTGCTGTCGCCGTGCTGCGGCTGGTTGTTGGTGACGCATGAACGCGAGCCGGGCTCGCGCCAGTGGTAGCGAAGGCCGCTCATTGCAACCGGGGTGCGGTGTCGCCATGCCTTAATCAGCAGGCGAGCGCCCCAATACAAGGGTTCTTGCCGGGCTGGGCGGATTTCGTCTGTCACCGATAGCGCGATATCGCGGCGGACAAGGGCCCCCCACTGGATGGGCTGGGGGTTGGCCAGGTAATCCCATATCTCCAGCGGTGGATGAGGGTGGGCGTTGCTCGATGCGATTGCGATTGGTGCGAGCTGATCGCGGCGAAAGGATGGTCCGCGGTCTATCGTGTCGTCGCTGTCGAATGAAAGGCAGAAGTCACCGCGAGCAGCCGCGACCCCGGTCGCGCGGGCTGCGGCTTGGTTGCGAAAGCCTCGGCTCGGGATAACGCGGCATCCGCGTTCGGACGCGCGGCGGAGCGCGCGGACGGTCGCGGTGCTGGTGCTGTGATCGTCGATGAGCAGTATTTCATCATCCAGGTGCGCGAGCTTGATGCTTTGCAGAGCCTGTTCAAGCTCGCTCGGTTCGGTGTTATGCACCGGGGCAATGGCGCTGATGGACGGCTTTATCATGAGCTTCCAGGAAGCGATACGGTATAAAAGATCGGCCCTAGTTGTTCGCTGAAACCGCCGAAGCTGACGGTCGCGGTCAACTGCCCGGAGCCCTCGGCAAAGTTCGATTGGCCATTCCAGACATCAAAGCGAAAGTTGAACTCAGGACCACGGAAAGCCCCCCAGAATTGGGTTCCCTGTCCCGAGTCATAGGTTTCGATTTCGGGGTCGTGCCGGCCGGGCGCGAAGTCTAGCGGGCTCCATTGGTTATCGAATGAGTCTAGAACGGCGTCGGGAGGCAGTCCGACGATAAGAGCGCGCGCGGCTTCCCAGGGTGGATTCTGGTATGTGTGCTCGCCAGGGGTGCCAGAAACCTCCTCAATCGGCAGGCTTACGGTTTCTTTGCTGTGGGTCATCTTCTCGGCATCCCACCAGGCTAGGCGCATTTCACCCACTGAGGGCGGAGAGAAATGGCGAATGGCGGTGCTGCCATTAGGAAGGGTGGATAGCTCTATTGTAACGGGCGGATCATCCGGGCTGATGCGGATCACTCGGCAGGGTGGGGAAGATACCCACGAGCGTGGCACGCGAATGTAATGCTCTTGGTCCCCTGATGGCGGCTGGATCGTTAGCTTGGTCACAAGCGGAATGTCAGAGTTGTCCATTCCGCCAGGAGTCGATACAGCAAGATCGGAAACGATATCTGAGGGCGTGACGGTCGAGGGTTGACCATCAAGCGGTACGGTGATGGTGGTGGCGACCGGGGTCAATGTCGAAGCTTCGGTGAAGCCCGGGAGGGTGGCGCGCGCTAAAACCGCGCGCGCTTCGACGATGGCATCTGTGGCGATGGTGCCGGCTTGGGCGAGGATTTTGTCTCGCGACAGGCGCATGGTCGCGCTTGACCACGAGGCTAGCCAAAGCTGCCAATTATCGTCGTCAAGTCGAACATGGATGCTCATCTGATCGCCGTCCGCCCATTGGTCGATGGCGGCGACAGCGTTAAAGGTGCGTTTGCCGGGTAGGGCGCCCCCCGATGAAAGATCAAGGTAGGTGGTCTGAAAGGTCGCGGATTGGCCGGTCAGGTCGGAATAGCGAAGCGTCACGATTGCATTCTCCGGTTGGTGCTGCTGACTATGGGGTGAAAGGGAGTTCGATTGGGGTATGAAGCGGCCAGGCGACGGAATCGGGTTTGCTCGCGATCCGCCAGCGTGACCAGAAATGGGCGGTCACCTGGGAAACGATGCTCTCGCCTTCTAGCATGACACTGGTGTCGAGGTTGGTGGTCGCGCTGCTCACGCTGATGTTGTGAGAGCCGACGATTGCGGCAGTGTCGTCGAAGATGGCGATCTTCTCGTGGAGGACTCTGCTACCGGTTATCACGCGCACTTGCCAGCCAGCGGCGAGGAGCTTTTGCGCGGTGTCGTAGTTCGGTCGGCGCTTGCCGACCTTGAGCGGGCTAGGGCTAAGGATAATGCGGCACTGGAGGCCGCGGGCGGCGGCGTCGGTGCAGGCGGCGAGGATGTTATGGGTCGGTGTGTGCCAGCGTGGCGAGAACAGAAAGACACTGATCTTGACCGAGGTCTTAGCGTCGCGAAGCTGACGCATGAACTGCTCGCGCCAGTCTCCGCCGGTTAGCAAGGTCACGTCGGCCAAGGTGCTCATAATTGATCCGGATCAAAGGTGCGGCCAGCTAGTCGGGCGACCTTGATTCTGCTCGCGCTTGGTGACTTTGCCGGATGGGTCTGGGAGAAACATCTCCACCACGCCACCGATAGCCACGCCAGCGGCAAGGATGCCGGCTTGCTGCTCGGGTGAAAGGCTCAGGCCAAGGGCGGTCAGCACGAAGATGAGGCCGCGCCAGGTGGAGCGCTCATCAAGGCGGTCGATCAAGAAGCGGTCGAGTTTCATGGTTTGGTGTCCTCCGGTTAGGTTGGGATGGTCGGCAGTGCTGGCGAAACGATGTCTTGCTGTAGAAACTCACTGACAAAGAGTTGGTAGCCGTTCATTGGCTGGGACACGGCGGCATTGCGCCATTGGTTCTTTTGGCTCGTGGCAAGGTCGGACCATGCGGCGGCGGCTTCGGCGAATCGAGTGGAACGCTGCTGCTGGGCTGCCGTGCGGGGTTTGGTCATGGTCCGGGTCTTGGCTGCCACAGCTTGCCCTCCGTTGTTGCGAAACTCGATCAGGTCCGCGAATACGCCAGAGGCCGAGGCGGAGAACAGTGGGCCGGTCAGTTTGGGCATGGCGTCAGTGTCCAGTTAGGGAGCCAGGTACGGGAGGAAGCGCTCAATGGGCGCGATTTCCCGAAGGAAGAACAAGGCGGTCACGACAAAGAGGCCAAGGACTGTCGTGGCGCGAATGATGGTGCGGTGTAGCCGTTCCATGGCGGTTGTTCTGGCGCTCTCCTGCTCGATCTCTTGCTTGATGTGGCTATCGAGCCGGGACAAGATCCGGTCGGTTTGATCCTGGGTGCTGCTCAGGATGTGGTTCTGGGCGGTGAGCCCATCCTGAATCGCCGATGTCCGTCCCTGGACTTCGGCGAGCAGCGAGGCGGACGTGGTTAGCCGGCTCTCGATTGTCCCTAGCCGGACGTCGGCGCGGTCGACGCGCTTTCCCAGGAGCCGCATTACTGAGGCCGTCGCTCGGATCTTGCGGTGTGCCGCGTCGAGGTCTTCAACCTCGGGCGTGGTTTCATCGTCGATAAACTGTTCATCCACGTTATTACCTCCATAAGCCATTGGCTGTAATTATGGACGAACATGGCGGTTTTATCAGTGGGTGCGTGTGCTGCCGTTGGTGGCCGCTTTAACCCGCTCGGCAAACGCCTCGTCGAACATATCGGGCTGAATCGGACACCCGAGCGCGAGCCGGGTCTGTTCGTATGTCCAATCCCAATTCTCACGCTTCTCCTCGGACAGCTGGGCATACTGGAGCGCGGCCTTGATCGCGTGACGGTTGCATGCGTGCTCTGCTTGCAGCCGCTCGAAGATCGCCCGCTTTTGGGCGCTGAGGTTGGCGCGCTCGTCGTCGATCTCGGCGAGCTGGGTGGCGGCTTGGGCCAGTTCAGTGACGACGGGCTCGGTGGTGCCTGGGGCTATGGTTTCGGCTTTCTTTACCATCGCTTCTTCTCCGTTTGGGTTGGGTGGTTGAGGGGTGTGTTTAGGCCGCGTTCGGGGTGGTCTTCGGAACCTGGCGCAGCCGGCGGGAGTGGCGTGGGACTGGCGGCGGTGCTGCTCGGCTCGCCAGTTCGGCGGCGGTGTCGCGCGCATCGATTCGCTCGCGAATAATCTGCATCCAGGCGGCGAGCGTGATCTCGGCGGTGTGGTCCGGGTCAACGTCCTCCGAGCAGATTGCGGCGAGGGGCACGATCACGCGCCACTTGAGGATGGGCGGGAGCCCAACGCCCTTTTGATCCAGCCGGTAGACGAGCGCCGGTGTGGCGTTCTCCATGATCCCTTGGTCTTGTGCTTGCTCCCACCACTCGGATCGCCAAGTTTTGGCCCATTTGACCTCGACCGCCCAGCCGGGCAGTCCATCAAGGTCCGAATTGCTCTTGCGCGCGGCTTGTCGCTGCCAAGCGCGGGTGATGTCTAGGCCGAGGTGGTCTCTGATCAGGCGCGCGACTTCTTGTTCGCCAGCGCGGCCTTTGTTGCGTTGCATTGCGCTCATGCGGGGGGTTCTCCTTTCAGCCAGTAATGCATTTTGAGTAGGGCGGATTTGGCCGGGTAAGCCCACAGGCCAGTGAAAACAACGCCAGGGCAGTCGGTCCCTGGTTTGAGCGCGCGAGCGGCCATGAGCATCTGCTGTCGCGCCTCGGGGTCGTGGCGATACCTGTCGAGTAATGCCTCGCGGTAATCGTTGGCGTCGCCACAGAAGCCAGTCCGGGGCGCGAATGGCGACCCGGATCCTGGATTGGTGTCGAACCGGAAGGGTTCGTGATCGGGCTGGAGCGGCATGGGCGGTTAGCCAGTCCAGCGGGCGCGCGGCCGCCGCGAGTCGATGTGAACCCAGCCGCCCGCGCCGCGCTGGTAGAGGCCGATCCCGCCATAGCTGGGAAACAGCCGTTCGGCCATGGCATGGACCTCGGTCGGGTGCGCTCCTGGAACCTGGATGTCGGCTGCCATACCGCGCAGGTGGTAGCTGTTCTTCGCACCGCCGACTTGGGCGTTGTAGCTTGGTGATCGATAGCCGGACGTGATGCGGATCGGATGGCCGCCCAGGGCAGCGCGCAACTGCTCAAGCATCTCGATTAGCTGGGGGTCGATCTCGGTGGACGTGCCATCGCGGCATACGAACTCATGATTCGAGAAGTGCGGGGATAGGTCACCCATGGTTGGCCTCCTGTTCGGTGAGGGGTGGTTCGGACTGGTTAAGGGGTACGTCGTCGCGGAGATGCGCGAGAATGGCCCGGATATGGCGCTGGCCGCGTTTGCGCTTGTGCTCCCATGTCTCGGTTGGGAGTAGCTTGAAATCGCCGTCAGCGGCGTTTAGGCGGGCTTGCTGGGCGCGCTGCTCGGGTGTGCCTGGTCTGGCGGCGGCGCGGAACTCTGCGATGCTGGGCGGGAAACGGTGATTGGCGCGGCAGTGCTTCAGCCCGCGATCAATCTCGTGACCAGTGAGCCCCTGGAGACCCTGTTGCCACTCCCGGGTCAACAGTTCAAGGTCGGTGGCCGCGATGGTGTCGGCCCAGGCTAGCGGCCAGAGCAGGCCGAAGCGGGCGAACAGCGCGTCAATCCACTTGCGGGAAATGAGCGCGCGCTCGGTCGAAGAGGTCGGCATTGATTGCCCTGCGGCGCTCGGTCTTGTCGGTGTATCCACTGCTGGTCCTCCGTGGGTTGTGCTCGAGTTCGCGCCTGCACCAGTTGCGCCAGGTAGCGAGCCAATCACTCTTGCGGCCCTTGGCCCCTGGGGTGCTGCGCCAGTAGTCGGAAAATCGATCCCAAGTCGCGCCCGGGTCCAGCGCGGGACAGTTGGAGCGGCACCAGTCCGCCCATTCCTTGGGCAACTCCTCCAGGTCGAGACGGAAGCCTTGCGACGCAGGGCGCTTCGGTCTGGGCGCGCCAGCGCCTGACAGACTCTCCTCTTTCTTCTCCTGTTCCTGTTCCTGTTCCTGTTCCTGTTCCGTAGCGTTACTAACGCGCACGTACGCGTTACATGCCGGGTTGTTACGCGTTACATCTGCCTGTTTAGTGGGTTTGTCGGCTTTCTTGCGGTCGCGCCAGGCGCGCACTCGGGCGCGGCTCGACAGGCGGGTGGTTAGCATCTGTTCCACCATGCCGGTTATGTGGCGGTGGTAGAGCAGTCCATCGTTGTGCAGGGTCCAGCCGCGCAACAGGATCTCGCCATGAGCCTCCAGGAACGCGGTTCGGCAGCCGATGCGGCGGGCGAACAAGCGGTGCTCGCTGGGCATTGAGCCGACCGGGACAGAGCGCCAAGCCTCGACCCATATCCGGAGCAACCAAGGACGCTCCTCGTCTTCGGCGAGCGTCCATGAATCCGAGGAGAAAAGGCGCTCCAGGTCCAGTTCAGGCTTCCAGCCGTTGGCCTTGGTGTCGGTCGGGTATGGCGGCTCCGGAAGGTCTTTCGGAACCGCGTGCAGGTGTGGATGTGATGAGGGCATGGTCAGCCCTCGGTCTGTACCTGGAACAACGCGCTGACCGGGACAGCGAGCGCGTCAGCGAGTCGCTCAATCGTTGCAAGCGACGGCTTGCGCTCGCCGGCCTCCAGTTGGCTCAAATACGGCTGGCTTAGCCCTGTGGTCTTGCATAGTTCCATTTGGCTCAACTGTTTCTGAGTGCGCCAGTGCTTGACGTTGTGGCCGAGTGTTGTCGCTGTTTGCATGGATAAAGCTCCGGGGATATATCGCAGGTGAGAATAAATGGCCCTAGGCAGTATTGCAAGGAATGCGATAAGCGGCACTCTCCTGCTATAGCTGCCGAGCTATACTCAGGGTATGAACATTAAGATGATGCGGAAAAAACGGCGACAGTTGGGTCTTACCCAGCAACAGCTCGCGGACAAGTTGAAGGTAAAGCAAGCTTTCGTATCCGAATTGGAGCGCGGCACAAAGAAACCGAGCATTGAACGGCTTGAATCCATTGCTCGTGCATTGAAGTGCAAAGCGGCGGAATTGCTGGATGAAAGTGGAAAGGAGTCGCCTATACAATGCCAGCCGGAGCCACAAAAAGCCGAAACGGTATTCCGGGACTATGGCACCCCGGCGGGGCTGCGCGCCTTCGCGGACGATCACGCGCTTATCAACGCGCTGGCGGTGACACCTGGGGAGTGGGCAGTGCTGCGCGCGGTGCAGATCGAGGGGATTAGCAAGGACGGTTACCTTCAGTTGCTGGTGACCTTCCGCAGCGTGACGAGAACGTGTCACGGCCGAGTCAGCGAGGGGAGCGGCAGGGGCCAAGTCAGTCACGGCAGCGCGGGGCGGCATCGCTAAATGACTGATTGGATTAGGCCGGCAAACCGGGGGCCGGATTCGAATGGCAGAGGCCGGAGGTTCGAATCTTCTCACCCCGACCATTCATAACAGACACTTAACCGACCTCCTTTCTAGCTGTTGAAGGGGCCGCGTGACTTGATCGTGACAGGGCGTCGAGTTGATCGACCGCGGTGCGGACGCGATCTGGAGCCAAGTGGGCATAGCGCTCGGTCATGGTGACGGAGGCGTGGCCTAGCAGGTCGCGGATCTCGGTTAGGGGCACGCCGGCAGTCACCAGCCAGGCGGCGCAGGTGTGCCGGAGGTCGTGTATCCGGAAGTCGCTGATCTCGGCGCGGCGACAGGCGGTGGCAAAGCTGCGTTTGGTGCCGGCGATTCTGCTTCCATCCTGATGCGCGAAGACCCAAGGCGAGTCTGGGCAGTGTTGCGCGCGAAAGCGAGCGCGCGATAGCATGGCCGCGCGAGCCGAGTTATTCAGCGGCACAGTTCTCCGTTTGCCTGACTTGGTGTGCTGGGCCTCGAGCGTCACGAGCCGGCGCTTGAGGTCCACCCTCCCCCACTCCAGCCCCAACAGTTCGCCGCTCCGGCAGCCAGTGTTGAGCGCCAGGGCGATGAAGTCGGCCAGGTGCGGGGCTCTTGGTTCGGCGGCGGCGGAGGCGATGAGCCGCGCGGCTTCCTCCTGCGAGATCCAGCGAACGCGCCCCTCGGGTTCGCGCAACTTGCGCCCCTGGACCGGGTTCGGTATGTCCCAATCGAGCGCTCGCCGCGCCCAATTCAGCGCGGATGAGAGCAGGGACAGTTCGCGGTTGACTGTCGCGGGAGAAGCGCCAGCGCCCCGGCGGTCGGCGATGTAACTGGTGACATCGGATGGCCGGAGTGTTTGGAGTTCGCGCCCGGTCAGTTTCGCGGTCAGGTGGCGCGCGCTCCAGATGTCGCGGTCGCACCGCTTGTCGGCGCCAGGTCCGTCCATATAGGCGAGCATCATTTCGTCATACGTCCTCGTCGGTTGCTTGTTCCAGTGCCGTTCCTCGCGGGCTTCGAGGGTCCATTTCGCGAGGAGTGCGGCGGCTTCGTTCTGGTCGGTCGTTCCAGTCGAGCGGCGAGTTCTCTGGCCGCTTGCGTTGGTGTAGCTCGCCCACCAGAGGGGCGAATCGGAACGACGGTAGAGCCCTGAGCGGGCGGTGGTGCGCTTCGGCATTTGGATTCCTCCGGCGATGCCGGCCCCGCGCGGTCGTTATTATCGCGCGGCAATAATTGAGCGTCGATATATCGCTCGAGGTCGCGGTGCGCGACGCGCAGTGAGCGCCCGACGCGCACGGGGGTTAGGTGCCCCTGGTCGAGCAGTCGCCGCACGGTGCGCTCGCTGACCGAGAGGGCATCGGCGGCGTGAGCCAGGGTGAGCAGCAAAGGGGCGGCACTCATAGCTCGTCCAGGCGCGACCATTCACAGTGTCCGCTGTTGAGCCGGTACTTCCATACCGGTCTACCGCGCTTGATGTCGGCGAACTCGGCGACAAGCTCCTCGGTGCGCTCCTGGAGCGAGCCGGCGGCGCGGGCGTCGGCGGCGTAGCTCTGAAGCTCGGCGTGGGCGCGCTTGGCCCAGTTGACTAGCGTGTCATGATCCATTGCAGGCTCCTAGCGGGCGGAAGCTGTCGCCTTGGGCGAGCGCTAGGTTCGCGCGCTGCCGAACGTCATCCATGGTCGCGTTGGTCGGCAGTTCCAGGATGCCGACAAGGCCGTCGCGGAACAGAATGCAGCGCCCAGCCAGCATAGTGACGTTCCGGTCGTGCTGGCGGGCGAGCTCCATGGACGAGCGGGCTTGCTCGGCTTGGAGCTTTTTCATCAAGGCATCGGCGAACGGGGTCTCGGAGTTGTTCTTCTTGGTCATTGGTTGGCTACCTCAGAACGGAATGTCATCGTCAAAGTCGGCCGCGTTGTCGGGTTGCATCCCGAACGGCGCTGGCGCGTGCGGGTGAGGCTGTTGTGGCCGAGCTTGGGCGTTGGGCTGGTGCTGGGCGGCTTGGCCCTGGTGGGACTGCGGTGGCGTCTGGAAGGCGCTGGGCTGCTCGCCCTGAGAGTCGAGCATCATCAGGTCGCGAGCCCGAACCTCGGTGGTGTAACGATCCTGGCCGCTCTGGTCTTGCCACTTGCGCGTTTTGATCTGGCCGGCGACGAATACCCGCGATCCCTTTCGGATGTACTGCTGCGCGATCTCGGCTAGGCGCTGCCAGAGAATGACGCGATGCCATTCGGTTTCCTCGCGCATCTCGCCCGTGGTCTTGTCGGTCCATTGCTCGTTTGTGGCCACTGAGAGCGTGGCGACAGGGGTTCCCTGCTGGGTATAGCGGAGCTCGGGGTCAGCGCCCAGCCGTCCAATCAACTCAACTCTGTTCAATGCGCGCATTGGTTATGCTCCTGGGCTGCTGGTTGACGATTCAAGGAAGTCAAAGCCGGCGATAGCTTCGGTGATATCCCTCATGCAGTAGTCGGGCATCTGTTCAGGGGGTGTGCCGTCGCAGTAGAAAAAGCCGCTCTGATACGTTGCCGCGACGGGCTTGCAGTGAAGGGGGTTGTCGGGTTGCGGGTAGAGCGTTATCCGGGCTCCGTCTTGGAGTGAGGAAAAGTCGGTTCTCTGTGCCATGTGATCAGTCTCCTGGGTGTTGTTCTGCTTGGTCGTGAGTGGTGGGCGCGCGCGAGCGCCCTAGGGTGCTGTCAATCAATCGCTCTGGAGTAGTCCATGCGGACTCCTGGGACTTGGTCTAGCGCGATCCAACGAATGATGGCTTCGGCGTCCGTGTTGCTTAGGCCAGAGAGTTGAGCCAGGGCGGCCGCGGCGGCGCGGTTGGTGGCGCGCTTCTGCTCGCGGTCGACCAAGGGAGCGGGCGTGTCAGCGGGTGCTGATTGGGCTTCGTCCTTGGCGGCGGCTTCCGCTTCCGCGCGCGCTTTCGCGACGGCGGCGGCTTGTTGCTGGGCCGCGCGCTGGCGCTCCTCCTCGATCTTCAGGCGGGCTTGTTCTTCGGCATCGCGGCGCGCCTTGGCGGCGGCTTCCTCGGCCATTGTCTTGGCGTACAGTTCCCGCTCGCGCTGGCGCTCGGCTTCCTCCTCGGCCTTGATCCGCGCGCGCTCCTCCTCCACTTGGAGACGGCGCTTCTCGCATTGGCCCAGCCGATAGAGCGTCGCATCTCTGATCGATTGAGCTTCGGCTAGACGATCCCCAAGTGCGGGGTCTAGCTCGATGCGTTCGATGCGCTCGATTTCCGCGCGGATCTCTGCAAGCTCGGTGTGCTCCGGGTCAATCTCCTGGGCCAACTGATGTTGGTCTTGCCAGTCACGGATGGCGCGGAGTTCAGCCTGTTGGCGCGCGGCTTCCGCTTCTTCGAGTTCAGTTAGGGGCCGGCGAACCTCGCCTTTGAGCGCGTCCAGGCGCTCGCGAACGGTGCGGCGCTGGGCGTCGACAGCGCCAGCCTTTTTCTTGAGGTCAGCAACAAGGTCTTTCCCCAACTGGTCTAGGTAGGTCTTGCTGCGAGCGACCCTGTTCGCCAGGGAGGCAATTTCCTTGCGGCCTTTGGCTGTACTGACATCGAGTACGACGGCGCGGGCGTGCGTCTCGATTTCCTGAAGGACTTCCTCTAAGGCCGTACCGTCCGGCTGGAACACGTCGGTTCCTGAAATCTGAATCAGCTTGGCGGGGAGTGTTGAGGTGGCGGCCATTATTGGGGCTCCGTTATTCGACAGGGGTTGATTGGAGGTTAGTGAGTGCGCCATTGAGGCGGGCGCGGATGGCGCCCGTC